TTAACCTCACCACCGACTATCGTCGGAGCCTCCCCTTAAAAAGGGGAAGCCTTTTTTATTATTTTATCAACTGGCTTAAAGACAAAGTCAAATAAAAAAACCAGTTCTTTCCAACTGGTTTTGGTGCTCTGTGACTCGACTCGCGTGGACACAAATCAGGGTGTCACGCGAAAATAAAAAAAGAAAAGAAAAGAAAAGAAAAGAAAAAAACAGTTCTTTCCAACTGGTTTTGGTACTCTGTGACTCGGCTCGCGTGGACACAAATCAAGGTGTCACGCAAAGAGAAAAGAAAAAAAACCAGTTCGTAAGAACTGGTTTTTTGGTGCTCCATCCGCGACTCGAACGCGGGACACCTTGATTAAAAGTCAAGTTCATTTTGAATTAAAATATAATTTTATCGTTAAATATGCTAAAATACAGGTAAAAAACACTGCATTTTCTCGTCATTTTGTATAATTATAAATAGTACACTAATTAGTACACTACTTTTTTATCTTGAAACAATGTATAAAAAATGTATAAACAATAAAAAATATATATTGTATTGCATAAAGCAAAAGAATAATATATAATATATAAAAACCTGCATACATAGGTTTTACCTCATTTCACATCCTTTAAAATCCGTCAGTACCAGTGACGGATTTTTTTCTATATTTTTTTATTATTTTGCAAAAAATATGCGTTCTTAACCCTATTTTTTGCATTTTTTTTGCATTTTTAATACAAATTTTCACAAGTTTTCAAAAAATTATTTTTTAAAATATTCCCCAAATTTAACAATATTTTTGATAAAAACCCCACAAAAACAGCATTTTTTCTAAAAATATCCTCTATTTTTTGAAATATTTTTAATTATCCTCTTTTTCTAAAAAATTAAAGTTGAAAAAATTTTCCAATTTTGCGAATTTTTTTTGCAAAAGAGTACGGCCGCGTTAGTTCGGTTTTGCATAAAAAACTTTTTAACCGGGGGGCCTGATCGTCTGGCGTATGCAAAAACCGCAGTTGATTTTTTATTGCTGTTTTTGTAGACTCTCCCAAACTGAATAAAAGGAGGTTGCAACATGATCCCAAAAGTAAACAAAAAAACACCCGTTGAACGTGCTACAAGATGGATGCAAGCATTAAACATTGTTATAACTGTTTTTAATGTGTTATTGCTCCCTATCACTTGCGGCTATTTATTTAATTTATTCGGTATTGGGAAAAAGTAAGGAGGTTATAACATGATCCCAAAAGTAAACAAACGACAAAAACTATTTAACTATTTATGGAATTGGAACGACAAAAAAACAAACAGAGTTAAAGCGGCAATATCATTATTTATTATTGTTTTGTTTGATATTCACCCTATTAAAAGAGACGGAACAACCGCCAGAGAATGGGCAAAAGTCCCATATTAAAAGGAGAGTTAAACAGATGAACGCAAAACAAATTAAAAAACCCGTGTTAATGTTGTGGCAATCTGGCAAAATAACGTTACACAACATGACGGACAGACAACAAAAAGCTTTTAGGCAACTTTATCAAACCTATAACTATATTATTTTAAAAAAGGAGTTTTAAAAATGAAAATCACAAACATTATTGAAGAAGCCCACAGCCAAACAACAGGCGAATATATAGCAGTTTTTGCAGATGGAAAGATAAAAAAAATAACCATTGACGAAATAAAGGAACTTGCACAACAACCGCAGTTAACAGACGTTATAAAAGAGCAAGTTGATAATATTCTTTTTTGGTTTGAACAAAGAGAAAAGAAAGCAAAACAAGACGAGGAAAACCGCGACCACTGCCAAAGTATAGCAGACAAGCTTCACAATATTGCCGTTGGCTTGTATCATATCTGCCCAGAGTGTGGCGAGTTTATCGACCTTGACGAATGCGAGGACGTGGAAAAAGACGGCGAAACATTAAAAACATGTAGTTGTTGCAATGTAACACTCGACCCAAACGAAGCAGAACAAGCGAGCCTATATAATTATTTTGACGATGTTTTTGATATTAAATATATAACAGATTATAAAAAAGAATATATAGCTGTTATTGCTTGCGTAGCGTGGGGCGGCCCGGCAATCTATGTTGACACTCATAAAGAGGTTGTACGTCTTCACTGGTGGGGCGACTATGCAGATTATCCGCTGTCTTATGAAGCTATAAACGCTATTGATGAATATTTTGAAGATTATTTTAATTGCATTTAAAGGAGGTTAAACAATGTATAAAAATAACGAATATCAAAAACAATATATTAACGAACTTTTAAAGACAACTAACGGCAAAGCGTTTAAATTTCTTCACGACAAAAAGGGGTTTGATTTTGAAGATCAATTTTATATCTTTAAATTTGAAACGCCTACAAGTGCAGGCAAAATTAAAAAGGCCCTTGAGTCAAACGGGTTGAGCTGCAATGAAAATATTTTACTACTACTCAAACATGATTATTGGCGAAAAGAACAACGCATAACATGTGCAGAGTTTGACGGCGTAAAAATTGACCCTATAACCGAAATGCACTATTATAACGACTCCTGGGAAAATAAATTTGATTGGCTTTGCCGTAAAAGTGATTTTCACGACAAGCGCAAAACGGAGGGCAACGCAATATATTTAATTTGGCAACGTGCCAGCCTTGCCAAATTTGAACAATTCAAAACATTTGACACCGTAAACGGTCGCGCCTCTTTTTCTTGTATCAGATATAGCAATAATAAAATTTACGAAATACACGCACATGATAAAAATAATAAAAAAATAACTTTTAAACCGTGGTATAAACACTACGAAACAGATATTTTTAATGTTTTTGATAAAAGCGGGTATTTTTTATTAGACAGGCGCGCAAACCTAAAGAATAGAGCGGCCGCAGTTAAAACCGAACGTCAAAAGGCACAAGCAGACGCGAACAATAATAAATATATTAAAACTGCCGATAACTTGTTAAATTCTCTTGAACGTGCAATAAATGAAGTTTTTGCTATTTTTCGTTCAAAAAAAGAAAAAATGCCATTGCCGTACACTGTGCGCTATGGGATAGCCGATTTATTAAATAATATTAAAGCTTTTTTTGATTATGCGAATAACAAGAAATTTAAAAGCCCAGAAGAAGCAGAAAAACAGATTAACAAAATAGGTTATGATATCAACAAGATTTTAACAGAAATAAACGGTGACACGGAGGGCTAAAAATGAAATTATACCAGATCGCAAAAAATGCCGCAGTTATTGCCGCTGGTGATGTCTTGACGTTATACAGCTACAGCGAAGCTCTGGCAACGTATAACACTCAAACAAAAATAAACAGGAATTTATCACAGCCAAAAAGCAAGACAAGCAAAAAACACTTGAAATTATTTAACGATTTTATCTTTCTTTATAAAGCAGTTTAAAAAATCACTATTGACACAGCGATTTAAACTAAATATAATATGTGTATATTGGAGGTTTAAAAAAATGAGAAAATTGACACACAATGAAATAAAAGCCCGATTGATCCCCGGCGCTGTTTTCTTTCATGACGGTTGCGGTGATATTGAATATCAAGGCGAATATAACGAGTATTTGTTTGAATTTAAAGACGGCGAGATCAACGAATCTGGATTTTTTGAACCAGCAAAAACAAAAACAATCTTAACAGACAACGAGGTTTTGCAACTTCTAAAAGAAAACGGCATAGATATTTAAAAAAGCTTTACACCGTGGCAACGTTCCACAGGTTGAGAAAAGACAAGCAATTATATATTGTTTGTCTTTTTTTATTTGTGTTTTTCTTTATATCTGGCAATAACCAAAACAGGCACAACGACAAGCACAAAGAAACAAAAGCACCACAAAACAAAATAAACGCCTAAAAGCTTTACACCGTGGCAACGTCTGCCACTGGTTGAGAAAAGACAAGCAATAACAATTTGCTTGTCTTTTTTTGTTTTTATTTAAAAGCCGTTATTTTGGTTTTGAGCCGTGTTTTAAAATCCCTTTACACCAAGTAAAACACAAGCAAAACACAGCACAAGCAAACAAACAAGCCCACAAAACAAAAGCATTATAAAAACACACCCAGACAGGCAAGTTATAGGCAAGTTATAGGCAAGTTAAAAAGATTGTTAAAAAAATATTTATTAAAAAAATAAAAATTGTATAAAAAAGTGAATATGCGTGCATACTATAAAATTGAAATTTTAACATTTTTTTAAAAGTCAAAAATCCTGTAGGAATTTGAGCCTTTTTCAACAACCGCAGTTACCCTTTTTATTTTTTTGTTTTACTTTTTATTTTTTTATTTCTTTTTTATCATTGTTTTTAAAAAGACCTTGTTTGTTTCGTTATATATAAGGATAAGACTAAATATAATTACTTTACTATATACTATTAACCAAATAAAAACTACGGTTGAACTCCACTTTAGAAATCCAACCGCAGTTGCTTTTTATTCTTCTTTTTGTTTTTCTTTTTCAGATGATATTTCTGTTGAAATTTCAGTTTTTGACTGCCCTATTTTTTCGTTTGGGTTAGGGGTGGGGGTGTCTTGCATTGAAATTATTAGCAACGATGAGTCCACTTTTGCATCAAATCCCTGTTTGATATAGTGAGCCTTTAAAACTTCCATAAACAAATCAAACTTCATTCTATATTTAAGTTTGTATGGCAGTAACTCTAACATTACTTTTCTTTTTCCTTTTATTGCACTTTTTAAAAGAAAATTATCTATCTCCCCTATAGCCCTATTAGACAACTCTAAATATAAGTTTTTGTTTTTTGGCTTGACGTACAAGTTTTTGTAATCGTCATTAGTCATCTTCTACCTCTACAAAATTCATATAGTAAACATATGCCTTTTCGTCTGGCATCCATTTACTGTCTGGGTCAAGCAAAAAGTCTTTTGCAAGTTGTATATACATTGAAACGTCAAAACGTGGATTGTAGTAATCTGCATACATTGCATTAAGTACGGCATAGAAAGTATCTTCTGTAAATTTATCAAAACTTATTCCATGCTGTCTACCAAGCTCAATGGCTTTTTGATAATCCCAATGTCCACCCCTTTGTCCGTCTTTACCTTGCATGCCGTTTACCCACTCTTTCGCCTCTTGTTTTGTGAGACAAAGTTCCTCCTCTGGGTTTTGCATATGGTTTGAATATCTTCTTCTGTTTTGCATATTAGGATACGTTGTTTGTGGCGATACTCTATATTGGTCTCCACTTCTTGTTGTAGATGGCATATCAAAATCCCTCATCGGCATTTCGTATTGCTCGTTATAATAACCGCAGTTGTTATAACCGTTATTGTAGCCATTGTTATAGTTATTGTTATAACCATTGTTGCCGTAATTATTGTTATAACCGTTATTATTTTTCATATATCTGCCTCGGCTATCCCTTCTTCTCTTGTTTACCATCATCATATAAATTTCGCCTTTACTTGCCATTTTTAACCTCCTATGGTGTTACTGTTGCATCTGCTACCGGTATTGCTGCAAGATTGTTTGATGAATAACATGACAATCCACGCAAAACTTTGAATACTGCTGACGTTGGTGTTGTTGCTACCATCAATGGATATTTGTTGTAATATCTAACTGCACAAGCGGTTACTTGCGCACAATCGCATTTTACCAACGGATAAACCGTTGTAGTGTCTCCACCGATTGAAATAGCAACCGGCATATTGATTGTCGCAGTATCTGGTATCGCCTGTCCTATAAGCAAACAAAGCCTTTCACAGTTTCTGTATGATGCAGATGGTATATCAATTAAAAGCGTGTCCACTCCACCAACGGCAGCTACTGTCACACTTGTACTAACAACCAATCGTCTGCATACTTGACAACTTTTGTTTCTACACATTTTATTTTCCCTCCTATAAAACAAAGGTATGAGAAAATACTCATACCCTCGCTTAAAGTTATTATTTTCTCTCTACTAAAGTAGGTATTTCGTTTGTTGCTATTAGCAGCCACAACCACAACCGCAGTTGTTGTAGCAACCATAGTTGTAAGCAGCATATGGATTTGCTACCATATATGCTGGTACTGGCGTTCTGTTAATTGCACCAAGCAATCTGTCTGTTTGAGCGTTTTGTGAAAGCTGCGCTGTAAGACTTGCTTTGTCCGCTTGCAAGCTTGAAATCTTTTCGTTTGTGAGGAAATTCAAGATTGCTGTAGTACCTTCTCTTTGGCTGTCGATGATATCTCTTGTTGTGTTGTGGATTGTGTTTTGAATATCACAAGCATTTTTAGCCGCATTGTAATTTACGGCATCAATAGCACGTTGTGTCTGGCAGCAGCAGTCTGCTAATTGTGCTGAAAGCGCATTAAAGCCAGATTGAGTGTTATAACCCAAGTTACAAATTGCACTTGACAATGTGTTTGTACCGGCGTTTACTGTTGCGTTTACGCCAGAAAAACCTTGACACAAAGTTTGTTGAATACCTGCTTGACCCAACGCCAAATCATTGAGATTTGAAAGCACACTACTGTTATTAAATCCTGCGGCCAAGTCTGATACCGTTGCGCAAGATGAACCACAGCCACAGCCACCGCCAGAGTTACCACCCCAGTTATTACCACGGCCACCGATACCAAAGATAAGCGCAAAGATAATTACCCAAGCAAACCAATCTCCATTACCACCAAAGCCACTATTGCCTTTGTTGTCTTGACCCAACATGAAACCAGTTGCAAAATCGTCACCCATAATGTTGACCTCCTTTTAAAATTTATATAAGTGTCTTTATCAGACCTTTATACCTAACTGTTGGGCTATCTGCCTAAACTCATCTTCTGTAATTCCATTCTGTTTTGCTTGCTGCATTGCATACGAACCTATATCGTTTGCAGAACGACCTGCAAGCACGTTTTGAGCCTTGTTTATAAGCTCTGCACCCTTTTGTGTCTTTCCTAACAGTTGTATTAAATATTGTGGATTTTCCCTTACAATACCCATCAGTTGCTTTGGGCTAATTCCTTGCCCTTGTAACATAGGCAACACCAACTGCGCCACAGGGCTATTCATAATTTTTGCCACCAACTGCATTTGTGGATTGTTTACCATATCCATCATTTGCGGATTTACTTGTGGTCCACTAAAACCGTTCTTTAAAGGGTTACTCATCTTTCACCTCCGGTTTTTTCTTTTTAAATTTTTCTATCTCTGCTTTAAGCTTTTCAAACTCTGTACGCTTTACAAACTCGCTCATATCTATTGCCGGCTGTTTTTGCACAGGCTTTTCTTCTACAGGAATAATTTGATAGGCCTTGACAGTCATCTTGCCTGTTGGATCTACTGTTTTATCGTAAATAACAGGATTGTCATTATCTAAAAATATGTAACTCGAATTTGCTGGTGTCATTCTACTTTTGACATCTTCAATTCCGTTTACATAGATTTTGTTTGTTCCCACGTTATTGTTTGGTTGCAAGCCGTTATTTTGGTTTTGAGCCGTGTTTTGGCTTTGTTGACTATTTACTTGATAATTTTGATTGTTTGGCGTGTAGTTAGGAAATTGTGGCAAATTGCCTATGTTATTGTTGAACGCTCCATATGGTTGACCGTAAAAACCACCGTATGGGTTATAAAAATCCATAAAAAAATACCTCCATTAAATACTGGAGGTAAGAAATAATAAATATGGGGGATTATCCAAGAGTGTATAAGATAATTATATTTATTATTTCTTACACTCTTGATTTAAGTATATATGTTTTTTGTGAACTGCGAGGGTCAACTTACACATAACTTGCACGAACTTGCACAAAACTTATAAAAAACTTATAAAAAACTTATAAAAAAAACACCCGGCTTTAACCGGGCGTTAATTAAGATGTAGCAACACGAAAAAAGTGTTACAGTTGGGATCTAAATAATTTTATTTATCTTTTGTCTTGCAGATTTATATCTACGTTTGACAGTTGACTCGCTCATGAACAAATCCATACTGACTTGTACAAGGCTTTTTCCTTTGAGTTCTCTCATTATAAAAACATCCTTTTCTTCTTTTGTTAAATTTGCTTTTGCAAAATAATTTTCCAATAGGTTTGTCTTTAGTAAGAAAATAGCCCTGTCAAGTTTATCCATACACTACCAGCGTTTTATACTTGTTGTGTATGAATTTGCTTTTAATAATTGTCTTTTGTTTTTGACTTTATTATTTATCTTTTGCGACTCATCAATTTCCGCTATCGTTATAGCATAAGTCTTTTTAATACGGATTGCCATGCATCACCTATATAATTATATCAGTTCTTTTCTGTTGTTGACTTTAATTCTTGTGCAAGCCTTTCTGCCTGCTCATCAGTCAATGGAATAACCTCGTTTGCAGCAAATTCTTTGATTGTTTCCAAAAAAGACTCTACTGTAACAGCCACTGCCGATGCTACTGTTATTGATTGTTTTCTTGCTTTTTTATCTGCAAGTTTGCTTTTAATTTTATTTACAAATGCATGCATCCATTTTTTGAGTGACACTTTACCAAAGCCTTCATACAATCCATATGCAATTTTGCTAAAAGTAAATGCAGCCAAAATTTCCAGATACACTTTCTTTTCCAAAAGACACGTAAAACTGTGTGTCAAGATACAATGCCAAGCGGCAACAAACAAAACGCTAAATACTGCAACTATCAAAGTGCAGACATTACCTATTCTGTCTGATTTTTGTTTTTCTGTAAGGTCTGCCCTTGCTCTGATTTTTCTTGAAACAGGTATTTTGATTGCTCCACATACCATACTTGCAAGAATACCACAAACAACTACAAGCAAACCATATTCATAGATAAGTTGTAAAAGTTCCATAAGATATACCTCTTATAATATCTTGAGTAAAAATTTTGCCACCAAAATAAGAAAATCCATAAAAGGATATTCAATAAAAAGTTCCTCTAAAACCCCAAAAGGTCTTTCTTGTCCGGTGCAACAGCCTCAACAACTTCTGCTGTGAGACCAGATTTTGCAATTTCTTCTGCAATAAACTTTTCGTAGCTCGTGATTTGAGTTGCTTTTGTAACTCTTTCGTTAGTCAAAGCTTCAATTTGTTTATCCAAAGAGGCAACCTCTTGTTTACGCTTTTCCAAAGAAAGTTTGTATGGGTTGATTTTCTTTTCAAGCTCATTTACCTTTTGGATAATTTCTGCATTAGTTACTTCTTCAACACGAACCACTTTACCGTCTACTACCTTAAAAGCCATAATTTGCCTCCTTTATCTTCCGTAAAATATGCTTATTTTGTTTTTTTCTTTTCTTGAGGTTGCCAACCAACTGTTACAGATGTTCTGCATGAAAAAGCTTGATGAATGTCTTTTTCATTTTCCATGCTCTTTTGTTGATTTGCAGCACCTTTAAAAAGTGTTTTAAAATATTTCATAAAATCCCTCCTGTTTCACTTTTTAGATTGTTCTTTGCTTTGCTGTTGGTTTTTCAAAACTTGTTTATCTGGCAGTCTTTTTGATGTCCAAAAGCCACAGGTTGTTCCCAAGCCATTACCATAAGCATTACCCAAAAATTCTCTTTTCATGTTGCACCTCCTTACATATTTTGACCAAATTTTGTGCCTTCTTTTTCCCAACTATCACCAACGTAGACGGCAACTGTTTTGCCCGGATTATCTTTAAGGAAAGACATTGCAGCAGTTATGCTGCGCGTTGCTTCATATACATTGCCAAAGGCAGGAAAAGCAGACTCAATTTGTTTACCGATAGTTAAAGTATCAAAATCTTTTGTAGTGTATTGAACAAAATATCCCAAATGTTCATCCAAAAACCAAAGATTAGTTCGTGGATAAAAATTAACGCCAAGGATAAAAAACCAATCAACAAGGTTGTCTATCCTATTTCTAGCAATAAATCCAGCCAAAGTTTGGCAACTATGACCACAATCACAAAATGCATCTACTGGATAGCTTTTTAATGCATCAACAACGGTAGAAAAATATTTGCTGTAGTAATCAGTAACAATACTGTCCTCAAATTGATTTATGAATAAATAATTGTCACCGACATAATGTTGCTGGCAATACTCTTTCCATCCAACCAACCCATTGATATCTTTTACCATCGTCAAGTTTGGTTGAACTTCCATCAATTCGCCATAATCTGGACTAATATGCCTGTAATGCGTAATAACTTGATTTTCCGGCAATGCTCTTGCTAAAAATAGACCAAAAGCACCATCTGAATAAGTAATAATTGTTTTACCACTGACAGGGAGATTGTTTTTGAGATAATCACAAAGCCCCTTTTTTCTGTGGTTTTCACCACGGTATAAAAGGATATCTCCCTCTATACCGTAGTTTTTGATAATGTTTTTAATTGAAATTACCATATCCCAACCTCTTAATAATATTGCTCTATAGATGTTATGTAGAATGTTGCATTATTTAATTTATAAGTTGTGCTTGTACCCGGATAATACTCACCGCACTCATCATAACCACCTTCTGTTGTGACCGTTCTACTACCAGAAGCAGTAACTTTAAGACTACCCGAACTTAATGTAAATGTGTATGAAACATAACCAGAGCTTCCACTAATGCTATTTGATCCAGTTCCAGATACATCTACAGACCGATTTGTAGCTTGTACATATAAATAGTAGTCTAAAACGCCTGTAATTTTAGTAGGTACGTCTGTTTTTAAACCGGAAACTGTTTTTGTAGATGAACCACCATTGGAAGATACATACATTTGTAAACGAGTATCTTCTTCTATTATATTACCGCACTCATCATAAACACTTTCTGTTCCACTGAATATAGTACGCCATCTTAAAGATGTCAAGCCAGCCGTAATTGTAGCAGTAACATTTCCTGTAACTGTAGTTTGTGACAATGTAGCTGTTGGAGACTCATAACCACTTGTAGCAGTTGCAGAAATACTTAATACGTCACCATAGTAAATTGTTGCAGTTTTTTGCGAACTACCAGCAGTAACTAAAGTGCCGGTTGAACCGCCACCATATGGCGAGCTTGTACGAGATACTGTGCAACTTGCAACGCCGGTTGGTAACGCTGGAACTGTGAGCGTGTAAGTTTTAAGGCTACCAGCGGTAACTGTTGCTGTTACATTGCCACTTACTATTGTTGCTGACAATTTATATGTTGGAGTGTTGTATGCTGCTACTGCTGTCGCAGAAATACTTAATACATCACCATAGTAAATTTTAACTGCACCAGCAGACGTTGGACTGCTAACAATATTGCCTGTACTTGCGCCACCATATGGCGAACTTGTTCGTTTGATTGTGTAAGCGGATACACCAGTTGGTTTTGCTGGATATGACAAAGTATAAGATTTTACACTTGTGCTACCTGTCAACGTTGTTGTTGCTGTAATAGTTTTACTTGTCCAAGTCAAACTGCCGTTATATGCTGCTCCTACAGAAATGCTTGCAGTAAGAACGTCACCATAGTAAACAGTCGTAGATGTATCTTGCGTTGCCGTTATAAGCGTACCTGTTGCAGCACCTTTATATGGTGAGCTTGTACGTGTAACAGTGATACTGTCAAGACCAGAAGTTGTGTTCCAACTATTACCACAGTCATCATATTCTGTACCAAAGCCGTTGATATTAAGTGTCAATGCCTTAACGCTACCAGCGGTAACTGTTGCTGTTACATTACTTGTAACAGTGGTTGCTGATAACTTATATGTTGGAGCATTAAAGGCAGTGTCTGCACTTGCCGTTATACTCAATACGTCATTGTAGTAAACTGTTACTGTTCCAGCTGATGTTGGGTTAGTAACAATAGCACCTGTACTTGCACCTTTGATAGGAGAACTTGTACGTGAAATTGAGTAAGAAGCAACGCCTGTTGGTTTTGCTGGATATGACAAAGTAAATGATTTAATACTACCAGCTGTTACCGTTGACGAAACGTTTCCCGTAACTACTTGACTCGTCCAGTTAAGCGTTGGGTTATTGTAGCCAGTTGTAGCTGTTGCTGATGCACTTAATGTATCACCGTAGTAGATTGTTGCATTATTACTCAATGCACCTAGTGAACCATTACCATATGGCGAACTTGAACGTGAGACTGTATAACTAGATACTCCTGTAGGTTTGCTGCCAATAGTAAGTTTATAAGTTTTGAGTGTTGAGCTACCAGTCAATGTTGTGTTTGCTGTAATCGTTTTACTTGTCCACGTCAAACTACCACTGTATGCAGCAGATGTTCCAATGCTTGCCTCAACAGCATCACCATAATAAACAGTAACAATACCATCTTCATAAACATGTGTTGTTTTAATTTCCCCACCGTATGGCGAACTTGTAACCTTAACAGTAATTGAATTAAGACCCGGTGTAGTGTTGTACTTGTTTCCACACACATCATCAAATACTGTTCCAAAGCCATCTACAGAAATGTTAAATGTTTTAACACTGCCAGCTGTTGCCGTTGACGTAACATTGCCTGTGACTGTTTGGATTATCCAGTTTAATGACGGTGCATTATATGGTGCAGTTGCTGTTGCTGATGCACTCAATACGTCACCATAGTAGATTGTTGCACCATTGCTCAAAGCACCAGTTGTAGCACCACCGTTTGGAGAGCTTGTTCGTGATACTGTATAAGTATTTACACCTGTTGGTTTGCTTGATATTGTAAGGGTAAACGATTTAACACTGCCAGCAGTTGCTGTTGATGTAACATTACCTGTAACTGTTTGGCTTGTCCAGTTAAGTGTTGGACTGTTATAAGCAGTTGCGGCTGTTGCTGTTGCTGTCAACGTATCACCATAATAGATTGTTGCGCCATTACTCAAATTGCCCGTAGATGCACCAGCATTTGGTGAAGCAGTTCTTCTAACAATAACACTCGCAACACCTGTTGGCAAACTTGAGATTGTGAGTTTGTATGACTTAACGCTACCAGCTGTTGCCGTTGATGTAACATTGCCTGTAACTGTTTGGCTTGTCCAGTTGAGTGTTGGTGCATTATATGGTGTTGTAGCTGTTGCTGATGCACTCAACACGTCACCATAGTAGATTGTTGCACCGTTGCTTAAAGCACCGGTTGTAGCACCACCAAGCGGCGAACTTGTACGCGATACTGTATGAGTATTTACGCCTGTTGGTTTGCTTGATATTGTAAGGGTAAACGATTTAACACTGCCAGCTGTTACTGTTGACGAAACGTTTCCTGTAACTACTTGACTCGTCCAGTTAAGCGTTGGGTCATTGTAGCCGGTTGTAGCTGTTGCTGATGCATTTAATACGTCACCATAATAAATTGTTGCACCGTTGCTTAATACTCCTAGCGAACCATTGCCATAAGCTGAACTTATGCGAGATACTGTATAACTCGATACGCCTGTTGGTTTACTTCCAATAGTAAGTTTGAATGATTTAACAGTGGTACTACCAGTCAATGTTGTCGCACCAGAAATAGTTTTACTTGTCCAGTTAAGACTGCCTGTGTATGCATCATGTACAGAAATAGTTGCAGTAAGAACATCACCATAGAAAACAGTCATGCTTGAGTCTTGACCAAAAGTAACTGTTTGGGTTTGTCCTTTATATGGAGAACTTGTAACCTTAACAGTGATACTATCAAGCCCCGGAGTACCGTTATATGCGTTACTACATTCATCATATTGTGTATCAAAACCATTAACATTAAGTATATATGATTTCACAGCACCAGCTGTAACTGTTGCTTTTACGTTACTTGTAACAGTGGTTGCTGACAACTTATATGTTGGTGCATCATATGGCGTATCTGCACTTGCCGTTATACTCAAAACGTCATTGTAGTAAACTGTTACTGTTCCAGCTGATGTTGGGTTAGTAACAATAGCACCAGTGCTTGCGCCTTTAATTGGCGAACTTGTACGTGAAATTGAGTAAGAAGCAACGCCTGTTGGTTTTGCTGGATATGACAATGTAAATGATTTAACACTGCCAGCTGTTACTGTTGACGAAACGTTTCCTGTGACTGTTTGACTAGCCCAATTAAGAGTTGGATTGTTATACCCTGTTGTAGCTGTTGCTGATGCATTTAATACGTCACCATAATAAATTGTTGCACCGTTGCTTAATACTCCTAGCGAACCATTGCCATAAGCTGAACTTATGCGAGATACTGTATAACTCGATACGCCTGTTGGTTTACTTCCAATAGTAAGTTTGAATGATTTAACAGTGGTACTACCAGTCAATGTTGTCGCACCAGAAATAGTTTTACTTGTCCAGTTAAGACTGCCTGTGTATGCATCATGTACAGAAATAGTTGCAGTAAGAACATCACCATGATATACCGTTATAGATGTATCTTGTGTTGCAGTTATAACAGTTCCTATCTCTGCTCCCTGTAATGGCGAACTTGTTCGTGTAACTGTAATACTATAGATGCCTAATGTTGTATTATGACTATTACCACATTCATCCTCTACAGTGCCAAAACCATTTACCGCCAATGCGTAAGTTTTAACGCTACCAGCAGTAACGGTTGTTGTTACCGCACCAGTAACAGAAGATTGACTCACTGTAGCTGTTGGTGTATTAAATCCTGTTGCGGCAACAGATGTAATTGTAAGTTTATCTCCGTGATAAACTTTTGCTGTATATTGAGAACTTTTTCCATCAAATGTTTCTGTGCCACTAACAAGCGTTCCTGTTCTTGTAACAGAATATGATGCAACACCAGTTGGCAAAGCCGCCATTGTAAGGTTATATGATTTAACACTGCCGGCTGTAATTGTTGCTGTAACATTACCTGTAACCGTTGTTTGACTTAACGTTGCAGTTGGATTGTTATATCCCGTTGCAGCCGTTGCGCTGATAGTAAGTTTATCTCCATGGTAGATTGTAGCTGTTCCAGCTGACGTTGGGTTTCTTACAATAACAGTGTTTCCTCTTGAAATTGTATAGGCCGCAACACCAGTTGGCATTGCTGGATATGACAATGTATATGATATTGCTGGTGTTGTAAATGTTCCAGCAACAATGTTATCGCCATTATCCGTTCCAAGTGTTAGTTGATAGGTTCTTTTTGTTCCATCAACCACAACTCTACCAGCATCTATAACTTGTCCAGTTTCGCTTGTCAATAAAACATTATATGTTCCAGCAATATCCGGAATTGTAAAATCAAAAACGTTTGATGTTCCGTCTGATTTATTTATAGTAACTCTTTGCTTTCCCATAATTACACTTCCGTTATTGTTGCACTTATAATACTTGCGCCAGCATCACCTTTTGCGCCTTTAAGATAGTCAAACGTAAAAGTAACTTCTGAACCATTTTGTGCAGCAGTTACAGTTGGTGTTCCAATAGAATTTATATTTGTGCCAGAAGCAGCCTTTATTGTTTGTATTGGCGTATAACCCATTTCTTTCAAAACGCCATTATCCACCCAAACTGGCTTACTTGAAGAACCAATATCTGCTGTTCCCAAAGTTGGTAAATATTTAAAAGTAAATGCACCAGCCTTTGTCATTTTCATAAATGGATCAGAATATGTACCACCCATAAAAATATGAGTAAGACCACTGCCACCACCATAATATCCAAGCATAGGTGTTGTATCACCTGCTGGGTCTTTAATGCCGACAAAGTTTCCTGCCCAACCACCTGTAACGGAACTCATATCAAAAGTCATTCCGTTACCAGTCATTTTTAAATAACGCTGGCCGTACATCAAAAGGTTTATACCAGCACCATCGTTTAAAGTTCCGCCAGATAAAGGTAAAAATGAGCCATTTGGAGGAGTATAACCAAGAGCAGTAGTAACCGCCTCTTTTGTTAATACATACTTATTTGCCCCTGCCTCAATTCCGTTTAATTTTTCTAACAGTGCATTTGTAAAATCATTGCTTGATAATACCTTTCCATCAACCTTGTCTACTTTTTGACTCAACAGAGTTACAATGTCTGTTCCCTGTGGGTAGGTGTCAAAAATAGCAAGTAATTCGGCTATCGTATCTACATAATTATTATCGGCGTTACTTAAATACGATGTTAATGTATTTAAGTTCGTCACCATTGTAGCTGACATTAAACCAGCTGTGGTTGTGGTTGCAGTTGGTATTTTTGTGTAGTTGCCAGCATGATAGATGTTTAAATATTGGTCTGTTCCATCAGTATTATGTATTTTCATTTGCAAGCCGTATGTAGCATAAGGCCTACGAATACCAAAGGCATAATAACCACTATCAGTTGCATTAGTGAGATTTATCCAGCTATCGTCATTTACGGTTTTTGCTCTTATTTCAAACAACCCATTTGTAAATATGTTTTTGCCTGTAAAGGTATTTGTACCAGCTTTTTGTGCATAACCAGACAAATCGTAGGTTGTATTTTCCCACGGTACATTAACAAACATTTGCCCGCTTGCATTAAGTTCTACAGGATAATTTTTACCACTTCCCGCAAAACCTATTTTTACAAGACCAAGCGTATTTGAGTTTGCTTGCGAATATGTTGTATCTTGTTTTGGTGGAGTATAACCCAAAGCATCTACAATCATTTGTGACGTAATGCTAGTTAAATAATTTCCTGTTGGTTGGTAATTAGAAAAATTACCAATAATTTCATTTATTTTTTTTAACACCTCAAGTGGTGTTGTTGTACTTGTTATTTTTTCAAGTGCCATAACAACCCCCTTTTAGGCTATTAAAGCACGTAAAAATAGCCAGAAAATTTACTATTTGATGTGATTTTCACTACATTGTTTGTGCCGTTATTAACTTCTTCTACTTGAACAAAAACAGCCTTGTTATCACTTGTTCTATAAACATCGCCGATTTTACGTTGAATACGGGCAACGCCATTAACAGTTGTATCAACTACAACGCTTGTAGTAAACGTTCCGTCACTTGCATTTGTTGCCCATGTACCAGACTCTGTAAAAGATTTTTTGACTGGCTCTACTACAGTTTTTTCTAATTCGTTAACACGTGTTTTGAGACTAGAAATATCTGTTTCATTTTGATTGATAGCTGAAAGTAATGCTTGCAGACCAGAGGTATCACTTTCAAGCAAATATACAATTTCTTTGATAGAGTCAATAACGCTATCTGGAACATCTGGACCCATTACTAGGTTATAAATTCTTTGAATTTCACTATCCACATAGGATGTTTGTGCAAAACCTTGATTTGTAATATAGGTTTTAAGAGATGTTTCCAGTGCAGAAACAGCAGAGTTAATTGCAGATTGTTGAGCAGTTGATACTGGTTTGTTAATATCAGACGTATTATCCACATTACCCAAACCAACATCTGTTTTAGTCAAACTATCTTTATATGCAAGAGATTTAAGGTTCGCCTTATCTTCTTTTTTGCTTTCAATTTCTGTGAAGTTTGCGTTAATTTTGGCTATAATTGCTGCAAAAAGTTCGCCAAGCATAAGTGTTTGAATGTTATTCGCCATATTCATTTGCTCCTTTAATATAAATCATTCCATCAAATACTCTATGGGTTGCAACCACCACAGAACCATCTGACATTGTGCAAGTTTGACTAAAAGTTTCTTTGTAGTCACCATTTATATATTCTAGGACTTTCTCTATAATTGCCCCATATCCTCTTTGGTGTTCGGATAATGGTATTCGCAACTCAAATAGAGTGCCGTTTTTTTCAAATCTTGTATTTCTAAAAAATATTTTTACCGTTGAATTTTCTAAATAGTTGTCCAATTTATTGTTTATTTTTGCCAAACCTAAATTAAGATCTACATTTTTATTTTCATCCGGTGGAACATTTACGCCATCAACGCTAATAGTTTCAATATTGCCTTTGTTGATAACAATTCTTGAACCCATTTTTGCAACCATTTTTTGAGTTGAGTTAAGCGTTGCGGACAATTTTTGTTTTTTTTCTTTTAACTCTGCTTGCAAAATAGTCATGGTATCTCATCCTTGTATGTTGTTACTTCTTCAAATACGTTAAACGCGCCATACAAAACCGTTAATTTTTTCCTACCATCTGTTGAATAAAAATCACACTCAACATCATAAAGATATTCTGCAAAACGCAAATTATCTGTATCGGCTGGGTGAATTTCTACCAAAAACATATTATTGTTTGGGTCAAATTCAATTCCACCATACGGATAAAATTTTTGAATTACAGGTTCTTCGTTTAAATTTTTTTTAACGGTAAAATACAATCTATCATCTACATCTGGAATGTACGGAGAGCCATCCTCTTTAGTAATGGTTACTTCTAAAGTTTTAGAGTCACCACGAATAATAGATATGTTTTGCTCGGTCCAGTAACATGTTTCTGCCATTTTTCACCTCTTATACTTCAACAATAGTTGCGCTTACAATACTTGTTCCTCTTGGACCAACAAACTCACCCGTATTTGCCCTGCGTTCCAAATCTTCAACTTTTAACAATGCTGTTGCTGCACTTGATTTTGCATCAGTTGAGTTTTGCAAAGACTCGTTGACAACATCACCAAAAATCTTTTCTGCCGTTGATGATATATCCGCGTTCCAGTCCGGGGCATAACTCCAAACTTTTACTTTTACAAACATCCATTGAACAACAACGTCACCCAAAGTTGCAGATATATATAAATGTGTATAACCCGGTACTGCCATTGTTTTAGGCAAAGTAAATGTTTTGTTTTCTATTACTGCTGGAGGTAAACTGCCACCAGCAGCATTAACCATACCAACCCTAAAAACATAACCTTGTTCGTCATAAATACTTGACTCTGGCTCAATAACAAACTCTGTTGCATTATCCTCGCCGGCAATAACTTTATAATTATTTTGAGCATCTAACGATACGTTATTTTGTGTTGTATGAACGTTTTTACTCTCCAAAAGTTTTATATTTACTTTTCCCATTGGCTTATTCCTTTAAATTGCCTATTGCAAAGTTTGTTTAATTTATGTAAAATAAAGAAAATTCTTTATTAGAGGTGTTTTATGAAAAAATATATCGCTGTTCTTCTTGTTGTTATTTCTTGCCTGTTCGCCTTTAGTGGCTGTGGCAAAAAAGATGAATATTATGTTGACCCAGACACTGTTACCATTACAGTAGTTGATATATGGGAGCAGACATGTTTTATTGGCCTTTCTCATACAAACAATTTCCCTGTCATTGTTGCTGTGGATATATCATGTTTTGACAAAAACGGAGTTTTATTGTGCAATCGTTACGCAATGTCTGATTTTTTATACCCTACCGACATTCACAAAACTGGTCAAATACAAGAGGAAATACCACAAGAGACAACTAATATTCAAATAGATAAAATCTATGTAAGAAAATCATTTTTTGATGAAAAATATCACCTACTAAATGAATAATTAAATAGATATTTCATATCCAAAAGCAATAACCCCATCACCTGTTTCGGTATAATCCAACCCTAACACATAATCATCAGTAGATGCGGATATCACACCAGCCGTATTTATAGTAAAAATCGCTCCACTTGATCTTGCAGCTTCACCAGGACTTTTTGGCTTGAAAAAAAAGCAAGGAAACTTAACTGTTGTTTTTGGTCTAAAACCAGATGGAATTGTTGTATTAACTATGGTTTGTAATTGCTGATTGGTCATACTAATATTCGCATTACACCAAACATAATTTGCTTTTCTATGCAAAGTAACTGCATTGCCACCCAACGTAATTGTTGTGGTGGCATAATTTATTTGCCTTGTAATTTCATTTTGAACAAACTGTGTATTAGCAATGGTAAGATTGTTTGTTCCTGCTGGTTGAGTAGGGCAAATAGTTCTGTCAGATACTTCACCGTTGAGATGCACTGCTTGATAAGCATACAAAGGACAACGCAACGTTACCGTTTGACCGGCATCTCGCAAATCTGTATAACCTGTAACGCCTGTGCCATTTACAACTGTCAATTTCCAAAATGGTAAAATATATACGTCTGCACCCTCTGACACTGCATGCACTTGACTTGCAATAGAAGTGTCCATTGTTTCAGATACAATAATTCCAAAATAATCACAATTTGGATCGGTTTCTGTTTGTTTTGCAAGTTGTGCTGCAATGGTTGATGAAGTTACACCAATTCTTGCTTGCAACAGTTTTGACAAAATACTTTCGTGATTTTGAATAGCAAGACCATAAATATAAATTGTTTGAGTTCCACCAAGTTCTGCCATGCCTTCTGTCAAGTCAAATTCTGATGCAGACAGTTTTGTGCATCTGTAACCATCTTTTGTCATTGCAAGACCGGGTGAGATTATAAACTTCATTTTGTTTGAGGTGTCTATAGTAAGGTCAAAATCTCCTTGCTCGTTTGACATTATAAAGCCTGTAGCACCGTTTATTCTTGCAGCAAAATCGACATCGTAAGTTTCCATTTTGGCTCTATCAATGCCATATATCATTTTGTAAAATGCTGCATCAAACTCTGGAGTAATAATGTTTATCCAGTTTATTGGGTCACCTATGCCAGCCATTACGCCAACAGCTTCCTGTTCGTAAAAAGGTAAAGAGTTGTTATATGCGTGTCCTGTACTCATTTTATAACCTCATTTCGTATATTTATATTGGTGTAAGCAGTTGTTGCAACTTCTGGGCCAATCATATGCGTAGATGTCTCCCTTTTTGTTGTAGCAGTCATTTTTCCATCAATCCTACCAACTTTTTCTGCACCACTTAACGGAAAATTATATTTATCTACTCGTACAATGTAGTTGCCGTTTGCAATGTCAAATTCTTCTGTTGTGGTAAACATTTTGTCTACCTTCGTTATACCCTTGCTTGTAAGTTCTGCCTTATAAAGTAATACTTGACAAACACCGTTTTTTTGAGCAGACAAATTCATTTGTTGCATCCATGCAGTATCATCTCGTGAACCATTATTTCTTGCTCTTATTGAAAAAATATTTGGATGCACTGACATGTCAAATTCGGCATAAATAAAAATATAACTTAATGTTTTTGGCTTATAAAAAGAAAACTCAACCGCATCTTGCAACACTCCAAAATAGCCGTATGCTTGAATACTGCCATTATTTATTTTGAGAGTGTTTTTTGATTGAACACCGTCAATAACAGAATAATCAAAGCCGTTTAAAACACCGTAACTTTGTTTGTATTGCAAATTTGAGTCTCTTTTGTTACTCAACAATGCAGCCCTTTCTTTTGCAAAAGTTTGTGCAAGAATGAGGTTTGTATTTGTTGCTTGTTCGCCAAGACCCGTTATTGTTTCATTTTTACAAAACAACATTATTCTACATCCTCTGCTTTTATCCTTTTAAGCCCCAAGTAAGAATGAGACTTTTTGCGTTCTTCTCGCATTATTTGAATGATTTTTGAAACAAAATTTGTTCTACCCAAGCCAAAGTACAAGGTTATGACATCTTCATTGCCTTTTTCTTTTTTGCCTGTGTAAATCGTGTCTATCGTTCCATTTTGAGTAACAATCGTTACTCTGTCTCCTAATGCAAGGTTCTTTATATATTCAAACTCTGCCGATTTGCTAATTTCCATTTGTATTGAGTGGTAATACGTATCACTTGCCAACTCTTTAAATACTGCTTGACCTATCTGGTTATCTTCATCTAAATCGCTGTTTTCATCATAACTAAACTCGATTATGGATGTTCTGACAGGTAATACTCTACGTTTACTGTAAGTATCGTATGGAAAGTTTATTGATGACGTGTTTATAACTGTGTTATCGTCAAGCAACCACCACACGGATATAGTCTCTTTTGTATCACCATCCAAGACTACACATACCGTCTTTGATGGCAGTTGTTCTTCTTCAAAGGTAAACGTTTGCGTTTTTATGTTGTCCTTTATAAGCGAATATCTGCCACCCAAGAGGGATATAACAAGCTTGTATTTGGGTTGTCTTTCAGTTAATGAGTTTGACATGTCAAAATCTATATCTACTGAAATAACAACTTTATATTTCATAAAGATGTCAATAAGTAAATCTTTGAAATTAACAGACGTTTCATCTTCATTGAAAAGCATTAACTTGCCATCGTTTATATCACCAACACTGCCAACGATTTCTATTGTCATTGGATAGATTTTGTTTTCATCAGTTTTTAATTGAGCATCGTAAATATTATCTGTTATCCAATTTTTCTCTATCAATGCCCCTAAAACGTCAATATCTGCCGCAACAGCAATTTCATCTTCACTTGAAAGCAAGCCGTTGGCTTTTCTGTAAAGGTATTCTATGGAAAAAGTTGTATCGTTAAACAACTCTTTCATGTCTTTGTAGGATATGGACGGATTATCTTCGCTTTTATCTACCGCAGTAACAACACCCTTGTCATAACTGCCTGTATCTTTTATAAGCGTTATAACGTCACCTACCCTTGCCTTTGAGGGTTTTAAAAGATAGCAGACACTTTGTTTGTCTACGATATAGTCTTTATCTATAACGTAGTCACCCCTAATATATCCGCTATCAACAAATGACAGATTGTGTCCATCGTAAACCCTGTATTGCATTTATACAATTTCCCTTTGTTCGTAATAAGTAAGAGATATATCTATACCTTCTTTTGTGTCAAGATTGAAAACAATCTTATTAAAACCATTTTGTATTTCAATGAAATTTATGTAATCCCATGACGGTTCTTGCAAAGACATTATTTCCTCTTGCACACCATTGGTATGTATTACATATGCAGAATATGAAAGTGGGTTACTGTCTACCACAAGACTTTCACCTTGCCTTAAATACAACAAAAATTTTGCTTGTTGCAAGTTTGTTGCATCGTTAAACCAAGATATACCGTCTACATCACTACCGATTGCATCGTTAGTGTTATTTGTGATTTGTATTTTACAGCCTACTTTTCGCCCCTCGTTGGTAAATTGAATTGCCGTTAAGTTGTTATCGTCAAGAATATAATCATAGACGTAAGGATAAACCAACGGCTCATTTGCTAATTCACCACCAACAATTTGTATATCTATATCTCTTTTCCAAACGTCACTTTGTGGAGTCAATGTGACCGCCACCTCGTAATGTCCAGATAATTCTTTTTCTTTTTTGTCTACTGTCTTTATTGTGACAGGTTTGTACCAAGTTTTATTTAACTGGTCATAAGGTTCTACGCTTCCGTCCGGTGAATAATAAAGCAAAAATTGTTCCCTAAAATCACCAATAAACTTTTGAAAATTTTCAACATGAGCATCATTAACAAAATAAAGAACACCGGTAATTGCAACATTTGAGCTTTGCACACTTGATGTAATGTAATCTGCCTCTATTTGATTTTGTTTAATCGTGTTTGAATAGCCAAAACCTTTTGGTGCACCAAGCAAACAACCACCATAATGCAGATAAGGATTTTTAGGGAGTAAATCCCAAATTTCATTTGTCTTTGGATTGACAAGCCATAAACTTCTCATTTTGTTGACAGCTCCTTACCTAATTGTTCGTTTATTTCTTCTGCTGTAAGTTGTGCTATTTTTTCGCCAGTTTCATCACTGACAGTTGTATCACCGTGACCATAGATATCTACTTGCATGTTAAAGGTTCTTGTTTTATAACTTGTTGCATTTATATCTGCCGATGTATTTACATCATTATTAAGATCGTTAAGCATATCTTCATAATCTTTTTGCGCTTTGTCTATATCTTCTTCTACTTCGTTTATACTGCCAACAATAGAACCTATAAGAGCCGCAACAAGTGAAGCGATTGTGAGTAGTTTGCCAAGTTTACCAGCTGTTGTGCTTGCTGAAATACCCAATGCATCAATAGCACCTTTTGCCAATTTTGCAGCTGTAGTCATTTTGGTTATAGTAGTTGAAACAAGTAATATGATTATCGCCCAAGCAGTAAACTTTGACATAACCTCTTTTACTCCATCTGGTAAACTATCCACGATGCCCATCACTGTTTCAAATATATCTATGCCAGCCTCTAACACTGGCAGAAAACCAACTGCAAGTAATAGTTTCAACTCATCAAGACTAATAGCCGCTTGTTTCTGCTTATAGTCCATTTCAACAAGTCTTTCACTGTATCTTTGCAAGGCTTGCGTGTAACCTTCTGCATCTTTTTCATATTGAGATATTTCTTTATCAGTGAGTTTAAGTATTTCCAAGACGGACAAACCAGCTTCTTGCCCAAACAATGCTGTTGCAAGTGCCGCTTTTGTTGCCGTTCCCTCTACTCCACGAAGTTTGCCTATTATAAGCTCATAGGCTTGTGACATGTCCTCAACCGATGTAATTTGTTCTTTGGATATCCCTAATTGCTTTAACGCATTTAAGTAAGCAATACCACGACCCTCTGCAATATCTGATAAACCAGTAGTTACGCCTTTAAGAGCTTCCTCATAAGCTCGTGCATTGCCTGTAGCAACCTCTAATATGTATTGGTTTTTTGCGACATTAGAAATGGTTGTATCGTATCTTTTTGCAAGCACATCCATCTCTTTGATGTCTGTTATTTGCGTTTTTGTCAATGCAAACATTTGTGTCGCAAGTAACGTCAACTTTTTCTGTGTTGCATCGGTAATATTTTTAAACTTTTCCCATTTGGCTAAATCAATATCTTCTATCGACTCTTGTGTTTTAGCTAACTGGTTGTTTGTTTTTTGTATTTGTAATTCAAGTGATGATTGTGTTCGCTCCCACTTTGCAAGTTCGATTGCGTATTTTTCAACATCACCTTGACCAGCATCGACAAGTTTATTGTATTGGTCAACAAGAGTATTTACCTGTTCCAGCCTTGTTTTTTGATTTTGCAACTGCAAGTTTAAATTTGCTTGCAATTTATTTAAGGTTTCTACTCTTTTAGTAGTGTCACCTTTTATCTTTAACTGTTCCTGTAATACTTTTGCTTCCCTGCTAGCCTTGCTTGCATCCTTTCTTAACGTTTCGACAGATGCCGCAATTTCTTCAAGACTCCTTGTTATTTGTGGCATATTTCATTAAGTCCTTTTTTGTATTTCGGCAGCAATATCTTTTCTAAATTGACTTTCAATTCGCCTATCCAAACCTTTCAATCGTCTTACGCCACGGGTAATAAAATAGTTGCCTACTTTTTTTTCTGTGCCATAATTCAATATCCACGCAAGGTCATGATAAGTAGCTGGTGCAATACTATAATTTCTCTTGCCCTTTGCCCTTTTTATAACTTTTCTGCGCACATATTTTCTTGTAGGTGATGGATTTACTTTTTGATTACTCCAATCAATAACATAGCCATAGCTATTGTTGTCATCTATTTTAGTGACGATCATTTGATTATTCAGTTTTTCCGATCCACTATTGTATATAAGAAAGTTTTGCAATTTTGCCTTTTCTTTATCTATAGTAACTTTTGTTGCTTCTGTTGCTATTTTTAAAGCCACATCTGGCAATTCGTTTAAGAAATTAACAAAATAATCTAATTCTGCCATTAAAAAACACCACCCAATTTTTTCAACTCGCTTACGCCAAGTGTTTCAGTTTCAGTTTTACCAGTTTGTATTTCCGTAAAATATTTCACGTAATCTTGCCAAACATGCATAGAAACATCATTGACGTGTAAATTAAAACCTGTTTGTTGACATAAAAAGATAAGCTTTGTAGTAAAGTCTGCATCTACTCCTTGCTTATCTTTTAATTGAATGGCTTTATCTTTTTTTTTAGACTGCCAACAGCCGCCAACATTAAATCTGTTGTTGCACTGATAAATTCACCATCATAAAAGATTTCCGGATCTAATTCATCTAGAATATCTTCTGGAGTGCTTTGTTTTGGATATCTGTACGCAGCAATGCAAGCAATACCAAATCTTACAAGAACCTCTGAATTTACTGTTGAGCCAAAAACAAGATTGATTTCATCTGCGCTTGCTTTCTCTATACCGTCCTTTTCTATCTTTGCAACAATTTCTTTTAAATTTTTGTTTTTAGTTGTGTACTCTTGCAAATCTTGCATAAAGTCTGTGCCAAAAAAGTTTTTGTAAACTATGTACGTGTATGCACTATATTTCAAGCCATACACATTGTTCCCCAACTGTACCTTTTTTACAAATGCCATATTGTTTTTCCTTATGTATTACCAAATACTGTATCTGGGATATAGATAATATCTTTTGCTTTAGCCCAAATAGTTGCATGGTCTGTATTGTTAATAATTGACATAGTTACACTAGCAGCTTCACCATTAGCTTTTGGATATCTCAATGGATATGCGTTAATTGGAATTGCAACGTTTCTAATTGTCGCATTATCTTCTGCCTGTGATGCAGTTTCCCAAGGTGGCAAAGTCAATTTTACTTTGTTCAATGTAATTTTATTGACAACTTGTGTTTTGTCAGTTGCTGTAATTGTGTCTTTAAAAGACAAGCCCAAAAATGGGCTTTCGCTTCCATCAAATACGGTAGCACCATTAGCATCAATATATACGCCAAAAAATTGTTCGTATTCAGTTTTACTAATGCCAACCAACGTTAAAGTACCACTTGCTGTCAATGCAGATGAAAAGCTTGCATATGCAGGGTCATCATCTGCTGCAATGTTTGTAGTTGTTTGAGAAAAAGTAAGACTGATTGACATCATGCCACTTTTTTTAGTAACTGTTCCTGTATAACTTGCAGAACCGTCTGTATTAAGTGGTTGAATAAACAAGTCATAGTTTCCTTTTTCATAAAACCTTTTTCCGTTCAATGCACCTGACATGCTTTCTCCTTTAATGCGTTATTTCCGCATATAATCTTATATAGTAAATCTTGTCCTCACTATCCAACGAAATATCCCATCCGTCCTCTGTGAAACCAAATTTTATTGTGTCGTGTTTATCAAATTCTTCTGATAACTTATTTGCCAAATCTTGAAAAGCCTCGTCACCCTCGCCATTGGCAGAATATAGCGCACCGTCAATATATGTTGTTCTAAACCAACTAACGTTATCTGCTGCTATTTCCTCAAAGTCATCTGTTACTTGAAACCTCATATATATAGAGGATTTTTGTGCATCTTTTAACACAATACCTCTATATATTTTGGGTTTTAAATTACCATCGGCATCGGTTTCTTTTTGATAATATTTCTGCATACCGCAACTACGGCATATATCTACAAACTTGGCAACCGCCAATTCTTTTTGTGCAAACTTACTCATCAAAAATATCCCCTGCATATTTGATAGTATCTGTTGTTTTTGTTGCTATAAACTTTATTTCATTAGACCTAAAATCTAATTCATCCGGTGGAGTCTTGATATCATAAACATTATTTCTGTAAATGATTTTTTGGGTAGAGTCTATATATGGATTTCTATTTACAGTGACCTGTATATTTACTTGGTCCATAGACAATCCATTTGCAACGATTTCGGACTGTTTAAGGCTACGAACATTCGCCCAAAGCCCACCATCTCTAAACAATCTCCTTGAATAGATAAAATGTCTAAATTTTTTTACAACTGTTGTTCCCTCAACCTCTTTTTCGTCAGTCCAATAAATTTGTATTTTTTCATCTTTTCTCGAATTGAGTGCCATTTACGAACTCCTATATAAGATAAGCAAGGGCTTGCAACTGTTTTGTAATTGACGTTTGGCGTTGCCGTTCTAGTTCTGTATATCTATCTGGGTAATAATCATAATAAACAACTCTTTTTACCCATTCTCTAGCAAGGGCTATGTATTCTTCATTATTGGCCCACTCGCTTGCAGTAACGCCAGTAGCAACAAAAAGAGACACTTCCGCAGCTTCCATAAGACCTTGTATTTCTGTGTTTTTATAATCAAAGTCTATTTCCAACTTTTCTTTTGCTTCACTCATTGTTAAAAGCTGTGCCATGTCTCTTTTCCTCTTTTTTATTTATTAACCAACTCTAGCACCAAGAGCAACAAATGGACTCTTTGAGTATTGAGAGTTTTTAGTTTTGATTTTATTTTTAACCAATGGTGCGCCATTGAGTCTCCACACTGCTCTAAAGCATTGTTCATCATACAAGAAACGAACATGCAAAGAAACATCTTGACGGATATCGCCTTTTGTGAACAAACCGTATTGGTTAAGGTTTGCCAACAAGATGTCACCTTGACTACCAGCAGCTGCAAGGTTGCTATCAAAAATAACAGGTTTACCCAAAATAGTGCCGTACTGCGCACCACTAATACCACCTTCTGGCATATATACAGGGTTGCCGTTATCATCTGCAAGTGTAGGCAAAATTGCTTCCAAATCCGGGTTCATATACCACGCAGCATTAGCCCAATCTTTATTAAGCATATGGAGTTTCATATTAAGGAAATCTTTATATGAAATTTTTGTTGTATCTGCCGGTGTAACAACTTCCAACAAGTCTGATGCCAAAATACCAAATGGCTGTCTGCCTGTATCACCAGTACCACCAACAACAGCTGTTGCAGCTTCAAGAGCAAATGCATCTGCAAGACCATCCCTAACAAATTGTGCCATAAATGGTGCATCCTCAAGCATTTCTTCTGTAACATATACAAGACCCATGAGCTTACGAAGTTTGAGGTTCATTTCATCAAATGCTGGTTTTGTAGGAGTTACTGTACCTGCCTCATCTACCCAATATGCTTGAATACCGCCTCTAACTGATGTAGAGATATCTGTTTCTGCAAGGATTGGATATGTAACTCTATTTGCGTTTGGCGCAACAGTGTATCTTGAAACACGTTTCAAAATTTCGCTTTGTTCAAAAGCACTTTGCAACACTGCTGTCATATATTCTGGTGGAATAAGAAAGCCACCATCTGCATCCACCGCTTGATTTACACCCAAAGCATCATTGCTAATAAGTCTTTTATCAATGATAGCGTTTTGCGCAGAGCTTGCTTTTACTACGTTCAAAAATTCTGCAAAGTTAGCAAAACCAGTTTTTGTTTGTGTTTGAGTAACAGCATTTTGTGTTGGTTTTTTAGCATTTGCAAATTTTTCTTCAACGTTGATTTTGTTATCAAGTTGATCTACTTCTTTCAACACTGCATCTGCTTCTGTGTGCTTACCTTCTGCCAATAGAGCCTCTGCTTTGTTCATGAGAGTGTCACGCTCTTGATAGAGGTTTTTGATTTTCTCGTTCATGTTTTTTCTCCTTATTTCCTTTTTTTAAGTTTCAAGAGTTTAATCTTTAGCATAAGTTGTTCTTTTTGCTTTTCTTCATCCTCTTGATTATTAACAACAGGCTCTTTGACCTGTGTAGGTTTCATTCTATTAAATACTTGAATGTTGAAACTTTGACGAATATTGGTAAGAACTGGGTCACCATTGTATTCATCCTCCATAAGACCATCAACAAAACCAAGTTTTATTGCTTCTTGTGAGTCCATAAAACGATTTTCTTCCATAAGACTACGAATAGACTCACGATCCATACCAGTTTTTCTAACGTAAGCATTGATACAAGCTTCCTCTGCTGGTTGGAGCTGTTTAATAGCTTCTTCAAAATCCATTCTGTTACCTTGCGCATAAGTCATTGGTAAATGGACACAGAACAAAGCCGGAGCAGACATCAAAACCTTGTCACAAGCTATAGCAGGGTAGGTTGCCGCACTTGCGCAAACACTTTTGATGTATGCCGTCTTTGGTCCTTTATAATTTTTAAGAGCTGTATACATGGCAATACCTTCAAATAAGTCACCACCAAACGAATTTATATGTACGTTTATTGGCTTATTACCACATTCTTTAAGTTGTTGCTCAAAATCCCAACAACTTGTAGCATTATCACCAAGCCATTCACGAATAATTTCCGCTGACACTTTATCGGCAATTTCACCTTCAATATACAGGTCTACTTGCTCTGCCTTTTTGTTAATGAATTTATACGATTTCATTCTTTTACCTCTTTGCCAATAAATTCAACTGGCGTATAGTTAGGGCCTACATAAAAACGATTTCCTCCGTCATATGCTGGCATATCTTCTTTTTCTCTTATTTCGTTTGAGTTGATTGCACCCATTTGAATAAGGTCTTTATACCAAGCACCCCTTGCGCCAGTATCACCACGTAATTCTGCCTCAAGATTGCCTTGTATTCTTTTGCCACTAATAATATCACTTTCAGTCAAACACTTATTTGCAAACTCTTGTTCCCATTGGACAACCTCTGGCACAAGCGTTGTTTTAACGTATTCAATAGATGCTTGCTCATTGCTTGAATATGACTGTTTGCCTTCGCCAAGCTTGTATTGTGGCATATTAAAAAATCTACAAATATCTGCAATATTTACTGTTTTGCTGTTTACAAAATCCATATCTGCCGGAGATATTTGTGGGATAGTTGTATATTTAATACCATTGTCCAAAAGAGCAGTTTTAAAACGATTTTTCGGTGAAGCATACATTTCGTTCCACTCGTTTAACATTATCCTTTTAAAACTTATAACTTCTTCTGTTCCATCCTCTTTCTTTATTTTTTTATCTTTCTCTGATAAATTAGTTGCAACTTCCAATACACCAGATGGTCTACCATCGTTTTGATAAAAAGACCTTTGAAATTCTTCTTGATTAAGACCAACCGCAGTTGTCAATCTTGCATATTCCAATGGAGAAACGCCAGTAATGCCATCTTCTGCCACATGTCCTTTAAGATGTATAATATCCTCATATCCTACAATCAATTCTTCTTTTATGTTTGGTAATGAAATTTTGTAGAATAGATCTCCTTGGTCTTTTATAATATTTACATTGCCCGGATGAATTGGTATAAGAGACTCAATGTTCATACTTCTATACTTTCTAATCGGTAGAACATAAGCGTTACCCTTACTTAAAACCCATGTTTCAATCAACTTTTTAAATGTCGCAGCGTTCATCTTTGGGTTTGGTTTAAAATTGAGCAAGTAATTAAGGTTATATAATTCCAATTCTTGTTTGGTTTTATTATCCCTAACTTTAAAAGGTATTTTAGAAAGACTTTCAGACTTTATTGTTATGCAAGCAAAAACAGCCGACAATTTTTTGGCTTCTTCATCACTTGTTTGAATATTAGAAAACCAAAAGTCAGAACTTTCATTTGGTAATATGGTTTTAGTTTCATTTCTAAAATTTTTCTTTTTTGTATGTGTAAATAGCATTTTTCCCTAAAAAACAAAAAAAGAACCTGTGTAGGGCCACCCAAGTTACTTATGGGCTTATGTACCTACACGGTTCTATAAGAACAACCTGACTAACAAAGTCCCGGAGTTTCACCGGGGTTTACATTGTTAGGTATTGGAGTAATATTTTGTATAAAAACACAAAATATACAACTTTTATAATTTAAATATACAATATATATTATTTTTTTGTCAATAGGTTTATTTAAAATTTTTTTCTGTATTTATCCACATTCCGCAACGTCTGCAATAAAACCTTACTTTTTGAGCTTTACTTATATTTTTTACTTCCCCTAAAATATCACGACATTTAGGACAACGAACTGTTTGCATAGTTTTATCTTTATTCTTCATCGTCCTTTAATCTCCTTGAAATATCAAAAGCAAAAAGAAAACATATTGCACCTAATACAAATATAAAAGCAATAGTGTTGATACAATATGTTCCATAAGCTACTAACGCAAACCCTAAAATTTCTAAAATGTTTTCTATTATTAACAAAAAGATTTTCATATATTCACCCAAAGAACGAAAAACGCCCTGTTTCTATCAAGTTAATAAGTGTTTGGTCCTCAAGAATATGTCTCCTCTTTAATGCGTTTAATACTGCCGCCAACAAGTCAATTCTGTTTGGACTATCTTTACTTTGTTTCTTTATCTTCCGTCTGCCACCATTATCTTCGCTAATATAGGCGTTTTCACAACACCACATAAATACAGGGTTTTCACAAATAACTAATTGCCCTCTTAATAACAGTTCCACAAAATCATTTGTAGGCTCGTTTAGTGCCGTTGTGGTCTGTGGTACACCAACGCAAGCATAAGTCTTTCCGTTTTTTGTTCTGCCTTCTGTAAGGTCAATTTCCAACTGATAACAAAATGCCTCGTCAAGACAAACCTCTCGAACCTCAAGATTGTTTTCTTCTTCAAAATCACATATATGATCTGCTATTACGTCTGTATCTATAACTTGACCATATATCTTTTTTATGTAACCCTCTTTGGCATAATATGAGTATGGTATTCTGTCTTGTTTTTCGTGCAATCTAATTGCCTCCTCTGGTATAAAGCCTTTAGCATAAATACCAACTTTATTATCCGGTAAATTAAAGATGCATCCTGTTGCAGTCAAGTCAATTCGTTTAGAAGCATCTATTCCGTAAATACATGGTTTATCTTTTATCATTGGCATAAACTCATCTACTGGCACAACAGACTTTCTCAACATTTCAAGTTCTCTACTTTGCAGATATTTTTCTTCTGCATCGACTTGCCAAAGATTGCAACGCTTTATAAGATATTCCCTTATTTGACTTACAGAACGTTTACCATATGCTTCGTCATGCTCTCTTTTTATCTGTGCAAGCAAACCTTTTGCATAAGCGTTTTTAGAACGCAAAATTGGAGATTGTTTTTCATAAAGAGAGAAATCGTGAACATCGTCTCCCTCGTCAAGCTCACGAATAACTATAAAATAGTTTTCGTTTATGATATCTCCGGCAAGAATTTGTTTTGCATAATCATAGTCTTGTTTTGCTGGCTTGAGCATTGCATCATCACCAGCAGTTGTAATCTTTACAAGCAGTGATTGCAATTTTTTACCAAACGAACCAACAAGTGTATTTACACGTTGGTCCTCTTTTTGTGCCGCCCATTCGTCTGCAATAAGAATGTTAAGTTGTGCGCCATCAAGATTGCCTACTTCACGGCTGACAGCTTCAATACTGCCACCACGTTTATTGCCTGTGATATATGTCTTTTTGATTGTGCAAGCCTTTGCTATTTGTGGGCTACGCCTTGCAATCTCAAACGCCTTTTCACGGACTTGTTTTGTCTGTGCCTTGTCTACGGCAAGCGTTACTATTTCTGGGTTAAGTTCATAAAAAGCCTTTTCTGGCTGAAATGGTGGGTACACACAGTCACTTAACAAACCATATAGAGATAGACAAGCACAATCGGTACTTTTTGCTTGTCCACGAGCTTGAAAACGCAAGGCAGACGTAAATCTTCTAACGCCAGTATCTTTATGAACCCAACCAAAGATATTACCTAAATCAAACTTTTGAAATGGCTCTAACTTGATATTTCTACCAGAAAAAACACCCTCAACGTGTACGCACATTTCTGTAAATTTAAAATATCTGTCTGCCCTTGTATAATCGAATACATAAGGAAAAGATTTAGTGCCTTGTCGCTCTAAATCTTTCATAAATCTTTTGCATGCAGCTATCTCTGCCTTACAAGCCAAATATTTTCCAGATATGATATCCATTGCATATTTGACTGTAGGATGCGTTGTTTTGATAGGGTATTTTTGTTGCTTTTTTGCCATGTCAATTTATAATGTCATCATCCTCTGTATCAGTATTTTTTGCATTTGCCGTTCCCATTCTTGCCTCACTCAATACCGTGAGACAAAGACTGTTTGCCAAACTGTCTATTTGGTTGCCTAGTTTATCTATTTGTATTGGTATCGGATGGTCTTTTATTACGCCTTTATCCGTTTCATACGTTGTTACCTTTCCTTCATCTATCCATTGCTCAATAAGTTCTTTTCTCCTTGCTACAGCAATGCAGTAACTTTTAAGTGACTCTATATGCCTGTTGTTAAGAATTGGTTTTGTAAGTTGATCGTCTAGCTCAACAATCCTTTTCCATTCAAGTTTGGCATATTCTATATCCTTAAACTCATCTGGACAAACAAGATTTCTATCCGCAGTTGGTACAGCATCTTCTCTTGCTTTCAAATTTTGCTTGCTACGTTTAGATTTTGAGTTGTCTATTTGTGCAGGATGTTTGGGTGGTCTACCCGTTTTTCCATTCGCCCCTACTTTACCCAAAACAATTACCCCTCTTACTATTATTTTCTCTCATTGTTTTTTGGCTGTGACAATGTTTACAGAGTGGTTGCCAGTTACTCTCATCCCAAAACAAAGACCAATCACCCTCGTGTGGAGTAATATGGTCAACCTCTGTTGCTGGCTGTCCACAGTTGCGACAATAAAAGTTTTCTGGTCTTGTCAAATATTCCACTCTACGCTTTTTCCACGCGCCATTATACATATGAGCAAACTTTGTTGTTGTTCCTCTTGTCAGTTCCTTTTTATGTATATCGCAATAAACGCCTGTTGTAAGATTTTTACACCCCGGATGTTTACAAGGTTTTTGTCTTATCATTTTTCTATAAAGATATTTCCCTCGCAAGTAAAATTAACAGCATGATTTATATTTGTTGTATGCCTACAGTCTTTTTGTATACTGCAACTTTTGCATTGTTTTTTGTCGCACTTATATAAGACTGTACATTTTTCCTCTTTTTTGTTCCAGTGTTGCACAACCTCAAAAAGCATATCCTTTGCTTTTGCCAAATCTGCACGGAGTTTTTTATTTTCTTCTGTCAGTCTTGCATTTTCTGACATATACTGACCTCTGCCATAACCAAACATAAACAACCTCACAATAAACTCATTTGTCCTTTTTTTGTTTCTGTGTAATAAACTTCATCTTCTGCATATTTGCAACTTGTATGACTCAATTTGCATCTATACAAACACATTTCTTTGTCACAAAAGTTGCAACACATATTTACTGTCTTGCAATTACCTACGTTGTTTGGTACGAGACACTTTTTTTTGAGCATTTTTACCTCCTATTTGGATAACGCCGTTGTTTATTATTGCTTTTCTTGTTGTAAAACTAATATCCATTTCTACTGAATAACATTCTTTACATTTTCTGCACACAAGCATAATATTGTTGTTAAGCAACAGTTTATATACAAGTGGATCTTTGTGCTGTTCTTTTGAAACATTGCCACAATGAGGGCAAGTAATATAATCTGTATCGTAAGTGTCAATCTTTGGCATCTTCTATTTCCCCCTGTTGTTCTTCTGTTTGTTCTTTTGAAACATTGCTTTTAACACGTTTCAATCTTTGTTCTTCTCTTGATTTCAACAGTTGATTTAGTGTAACGCAAACAACCTCTTTGTTTAGTTCCACCCCGGTTACAGAAAGACTTTCAAAAACTGTTTTGGCAACTGAAACAATATCTTTTTCCGCAGTTGCAATAATCACGCCAGACACCTTGTTTATGTATGGAGTAATAACAAATTCCATAATATCTCTGGAAATCTTTTGTGTATTCACCTGTATTGCCGTTTCCGTTGTTTCAATGTTTTGAGCAATTACGGCTTGAATTGCTTTTTCGTAATTAAGATTATTTTGTTCCACCACTCTTTTCTCCCATGCTTTTTATATAATCTTCTTTTCCTCTTTTGTACGCTTCGTCTATGTCTTTTTGATATGAATTTTCTAATCTATACGTTTCATCAATAAGTTGCTTTATAGCCTTACGATGTTTTCTCAACGCTCGATTATACCCAAACATAAACCATAAATACGCCCAAAGAATTAAATATATGCACACCCAAAATATATTTACTGCCACTGCTATTTTCTCCATTTTTCGTCTAATTCTTTAAAATATGCTTCTGCCCCTACATTCCAAAAATGCCTCATCTCTTGTATAAACCAAATTTGTTGCAATGTTCTACGTGTTTTCCTTTTTTTGAGTTTATTTAGTGACCGGCTTTTTCTCTGTCTGTATATGATTGTTGCTTTCATTTTTTTTGAATAACCTTTTAATATACTGCTTTGTTTCTTTTGCTTGAATAAGTCTGCCACTCCACAAAGCAATGCTTGCTATATCTCCTATTTGCAGGGCCTTTTCTTTTCTTCTTGTGTACTTTGTAATATCTTTATCCAGTTCTTATATGATTTTGTTTACAAAGTTTTGCATATAAATTTCCTTATACCTTTTCGGCAATTTTTGTTTCAGACTCTTTTTTAATTGTCATTGTTTGTATCACATCCTTTTGTAAAATAACCTGCCTACAAAATTTCGCGTTTATTAAATAATTTATACCATCTTCACCTGCGATGCGATAATAAGTTTCTGTTCCAACTACCTTAAAAGTTTTACCAACAAGATGGGCGTGACAATCTTTTTCATAATCAAATACTTTAACTTCCATCACTCCACCTCTACATCATATGTTTCTTTAAACCAAGATTTTACAATTTGTTGACTTGCATCTTGAAAGGTATGTTCATTTAAAAATTGCAAAATCTCTCTTGCTGTTTCTTTGCTAACATTCTCTGAAAGTTTCAGTTGTTCTTCTGCGTGCCACTTTGCAAAGTCGTGGACATTGCGATAGCCTGCGTTAAATAAATCTTCGGCTATATAGT